TTAAAGAGATGGCGGGTCATTGGGGTCATGTTATAGCTAATACCTTACCAACACCTGATTCAATTGAAGCCTCTAAATTAGTATTTCCAGAAGGACACGATGGTGTAGTGACAGCAACACGTCAAATGGAATATGCGATTGAACAACTTAAATCTCTTAATGTAAAAGCTAAAGAAATTAATACATTAATTGACCAGATTGAATTAGATGTGCGTAACGCTATGGGTGAAAACTCTGAAATCAGAGATATGAGTGGACACACATTAGTCACGTGGCGCAATAGTAAACCTACTAAACGCTTTAGTTCTGACTTATTTAAATCAGCTATGCCAGATGTTTACGATCAATTCATTATTGATATGCCTGGCAGCAGGAGGTTTTTAATCAAATGAAATTAATCTCACAACACCGCATGGAAATAGCGTTTTGGATTATGGCTATTTGTTCAATCATTGACACAATAAAGGGGTTTATATCATGAAAGACGATTTAATTAATCATCCGTTACACTACACCAAAGGCGGTATAGAAGCCATTGATGTGATTAAAGCTAAAGCAACACCATTAGAATTTCAAGGTTATCTTATTGGTACGATTAGAGCGTACGCATTAAGACTTGGATTAAAAGGAAATACCATTGATGATGCAGACAAAATTATTTGGTATTGCAATAAATTAAAACAAAACTTAACAAGGGGAGATAAACATGAGTAACGTAGTTCCGTTTCAAGAAATGGATCAGATGGCAAGTGCAATCGCACAATCTGGTTTATTTGGTATGAAAGATAAAGCCAGTGTGTTAGCACTTATGGCGGTGGCACAAGCAGAAGGATTACATCCTGCTACGGCTGCTAGAGACTTTCATATCATACAAGGGAGACCGGCATTAAAAGCAGATGCAATGTTGGCTCGTTTTCAAAACGCAGGTGGTTCTGTTCAATGGAAGGATTACACAGATGAGAAAGTTACGGGAACATTTAAACACCCAAATGGCGGAGAACTTGACGTTACTTGGACAATTGAGCAAGCGATTAAAATCGGTCTTGTTAAACCGGGATCAGGCTGGCAAAAATTCCCAAGGGCTATGCTACGATCACGCTGCATTTCTGAAGGAATTAGATCAGTTTTCCCAGGATCAGTTACTGGATTCTATAGCCCGGAAGAAGTCGCAGACTTCACACCGGTAGAAAAGGATGTAACACCTGCAGTCAATTCTATCTCTCAATCAGCATCATTAAGTAAAGGTGCATTTGATGACATGAAAGACGATTTACCTTTTAAAGCACCCGCAACAACAGGTCAATTCGCATTACGTGTACCTAATCAAGACACACCTTATGATTACTTTGATACTAAAGATCAGTGGATTGATGGCTTTGTAGATATTGTTCGCAAGATTTACGATAGCTCTAAATACACACCAGAGGAGAAACAAGCTAAATACGAAGCATTAAGAGAAGTTAACTTAATGTTCATTAAAGGCTTTGATCCTCAAACAAGCGTTAAATTTACTAGATTAACTTCAATTATTAGAAAGGCAGACCATGAGTAACCAACACATTCAACAAGCAGGAAAAGGCGTTCTATTTATGAACGACAAAAAGACTTCAGAGAAACATCCAGATTGGAAAGGTACATTAACACTTTCTGATGGCACTCCAGTTAAGATTGCGGGTTGGACTAAAAAGACTCCTAAAGGTCATTTAATTAGTTTGGCAGAAGATACATTTAAACCTGCTAACCAACAACAATATCCTCGTGAAGTCAATACGTCACATGACGAGGATGTACCTTTCTAATGTCATTAATTAAGTTACAATTACCTTATCCACCCAGTGTCAACAATTATTGGATGACATCTGGACACAGACGTTATATCTCTAAACGTGGACAAGAGTTTAAGGAAGCTGTACGCATTTATTGTTTGCAGCACAAGATTCCTAAACTTGGTGCATACGATGTCATTGTAGGCATTTTATTACATCCACGTTCTAAACTGCTTATGGATATAGATAATTGTGCTAAAGCGGTATTAGATTCGCTTGAAGGCGCAGGCATTATTGATGATGATAAACAAGTGACATTGCTTATCATTAGCAGAGGTTCTATGAAAAAAGGTGGTGGCTGCACCGTCTTTATAGAAAAAGATACACCCTCCGCAAGCCTAGATGCGAGTTTGCCGATGGTGAACAGTTAGGTAGCTTTGCCGGTAGCTTTCTAGGTAACCGGCACTTATTATGAAATTACAATCAATCGTAGACGGAATTGTAATCTTTGCAATTCTTTATTTTTTTGGAAATTTAATTAAGGGGATCGTATGGCTAGTCCAAAGATTTTTGTAGCAACACCCATGTATGGTGGTCAATGTTTTGGCTACTATACACAATCAGTTTTACAACTCAACAATCATTTTAGAGATAACAATATCACTTCAATGTTTAGTTTTATGTTTAATGAATCTCTCATTACACGAGCAAGAAACGCACTTGTAAACGCTTTTCTAAAGACAGACGCAACACACTTATTCTTTATTGATTCAGACATTGGCTTTAATCCTGCTGATGTCATTAAAATGGTGCAAGCAGATAAAGAAGTCATTGGTGGTATCTATCCTAAAAAAGAAATCAATTGGTCTAGCGTTAAACGAGCTATGGATAATGGCGTTGACTTTAAAGATTTAAAACATCATACCGGTTCTTTTGTAGTCAATCTTGTAGGTTATGCAGGAGAAGTCACCGTACCAGTCAATGAGCCATGCGAGATTTATAATGCAGGGACAGGCTTTCTTTTAATCAAACGTGAAGTTTTTGAAAAACTATCACCATTAGTTCCTACATATAAGAATGATGTGCATGATTTAGGTAACACGATGACAGGTCAAGAAGAAATTAAAGAGTTCTTTGCAACAAGCATTGAACCTGAAACAGAACGTTTGTTATCAGAAGATTATCATTTCTGTTATATCTGGCGTAAAGCCGGTGGTAAAGTTTGGGCTGCACCATGGGCGCAACTTACACACAATGGTACTTATGCTTTTGAAGGTCGTTTAATACCTGCACCTTGAGTCACTGCACGACACACTTTAAGGAATAAGTCTTTAGAGTAATGTGACTTCATAGAATTAACTACCGTGCAACAAAGCACAATGTTCTTTTTAATATAACCAATGCTAGAGTCTAAACGCTCAACGCTAACAGACTCTGGCTGACTTGGTTCTAATTTCATTTTCCATCCAGTGTAATAACAAACACCTTTTTGTTTATACCAAAGGTTTATGAGGTCTTGCTTTTCTATTTCTAATATATGATTTCTGCGTTTAGATGATTGTCGGCAAGATGCCATGATGACTGCAGCACGTTTTTCAAAAGTTTTGTAATTGTTTTCTTTTGATTTGTTTGAAGCTACATTAAAACAATCTTTACACCACGAGTGATAACCGCCTTTATAACGATAGAAAAGATACACACCCTTTTGTATTTTACATTTGGTGCATACCTTCTTGAGCATTATTTACGCTTTGATTTGCGTGCTGTCTTGGCTGCTTTACGAAAGGCTTTATTAGTAGGAGCGCCTTTACTGCCAGGCTTTCGCATTTTCTCTCCACTACCTTTTTTAATACGTTCACGTTTGGCATGAATATTTGCATATAATCCGGGCTTCATCTGCTACACCCCCATCTACGTCTAGCTGCCTTACCACGTTCACCTTTCCAGCTTTTACTTCTAGCACAGAAAGATTTATGCCTAGGGTTTTTAGGATCTTTTGTAGGTGCTTTTAATTTAGAGCCAGTCGCTTTATTGTATTTAGCACGACCTTTAGCAGTGAGTCCTGCACCTGCTTTAACAGATTTCTTCTCACCACGACCTACAGATAATCTAACTTTTTTTTTAGTCATTATCTTTTAGATTTACGAGATGTTCTTTTTGTAGTTTTTTTAGGAGTTCTGTAAGACATATCTGGTTCAGATTCGCCTACTGTTTTTTCCCAATTTTTTCTTTTAGTATCTTTAGCCATAATTTCTAGTTCCTGATTTGTCTATGATTAATTGTTGTAATCTTTGTTGTTCACCTTGTGGCTGAAAGCCGATGTGACACCATCTATCATACTCCAAGATAACTTGATCGTACTGAATATGACTCCCAATAATAGCATTAATAATAGCACGAGGATTACCGAAAGCCGGACAAATAATATCTGCCGCAAGTCCTTGTACGTGTGCCGAGGTTGGCTTACTGCCCAATAAGTTATTAACGCCGAGGCAGCGATAAGCGCTATTAATATGTACAGGAGAATTAAGAAGGCTTCTAACAAGTTCTAGTTGTGTCGCTAAAAAGTATAAGTTTTTTAATATTGTTGGATCTTTAGGAATGTTGTCAATGTTGTTACGATCAGCAATTTCAGAAGCGTACATTTCTTCTAATGTAAAGTGATCTGTAATTTTTGTCATGCAACACCTTTAATTTTTTCAATCGTTCTTAAACCACCAATACCTAACAAACCACCTAATACAGTTAATAAAGTATTCATATCAAATGGAATCGTAATAGGTGTTTGATGAAATAAAATTAAAAACCAATTAAGAATAGGGAATATAACAAAATGCAATGAAAAAGCGATACCGCAAATCCAGCCAATACCAGGTCTCCATCCAGACTTAAAAATGTTATCTGATTGAGCTTCTGCTTCATTAGTTTGCACTTGTGCCAAAGCAAGCTGAAAGTCATCTTGTAACACTGCTTTAGCAAGCTCATCTTTAGCTTGTTGTCTAGCGTTAACATCTGGAATAACTCTATCTAATACGGTACTTACAGCACCAATAATGGCATCAAGCAACATTGTTTGTAAGTAAGGTATCTAGCTTTTGTAAAACAACAATAGATTCTTCTACAATGACTTTAATCACTCTTAAAGCAATTTTAAAAGAATAGATTGCTGCTGTTTTTAAAAAATCTAATAATTGAATTAATTTAGTTTTCATAGTCCTTCTCCTGGAGTTATATAAACTGAAGCATTTGCTGCGTCACCAATCACTTTAGCGTACACATTTCCTGTAGGGCTTACTTGTGGTCCTGAAATAACTTTGTAAGCGTATGGAGGTAATGAAATAACATAACCTGGTCCGTTATCTGGTAAAGCCACATTAAATGAGCTAGTAGCATTAATCCATACGTATACAGCAGCATTAGTATCTGCATTTGAAATATAGTATTGATTAACAGGGCTGTCAGAAGTGATAGTAAATACGTTTGATTGCGTATTAGCCGCACCTGTTACAGTTACCTTTACTGTCTTACCCATAGGTTGAAAAGCAATATTATTAGCCATTTAGCAAACCTTGCAGTTTTTTTCAGGTTTTGTAGTAGCTGAATTTTTAGTGTCTGTTACACCGTCAAATCGCCATACGGAAGTAAAACCTGCTGGTAATTTACCATTAATATGATAATTAGTACCGCCAATACTTCCATCTCTTGGAAGTTGTGGGCGAACAGATTTAGCTATTTGCTGATTGACTTGTGGTGGTCTTTGATTCTGTTTCATAATTTTCTCTTTTCCTAGTCTTTAATAATAAAAAACTAAATGCTGCAAAAAAAGCCATTGTGCCTAGTCTTAATATATCTGGGTCTTTCATCACCCAACAAGCCAAGCCAAACGACATTCCTAAAGCTATTATTGTTAATAAACGCTCTGATATAACGTTCAAAGCCAAACGCACAATTGCTATTGTATCCATATTATCCCCTTATTTTAATACTATATTCTAACTATCTTCTTCCTCGGTGGCAATAAATCCTGCACCCCATTCATCGTCACTGATCTTTTGTTTGAGCTTTTCAACATTGATTGCTCTATCCAAAACCTTACATTTATCCGTTAAAGAAGCTGATTCATCTGCCATCACTTGTTTTAAAAGTACAGCTATAGAGTCCTCTAAATCCGGATTTATCCCCTTTTGTTTAGCCATTTAATCCCCTATTGCTTTTGAGCCGTAATAACCTAAAGTGCCTAAAACACCAGCACCCACTATTTTTGATAAACCTTTATAAAACTCTTGTTTAGCAGCCTGTGTATCAGCTACAGATGTTTGTATTCTATTTGCTTCTTGAATCATGGTTCTGTATTGATTTTGATTAATTGTACCGTCAGAAAGTAATTTTTGAGCAAAGTCTTTATAGTGTCTTGCTACATCCATTGGCTCTCTAGCTGTCATAATATCAGATTGTAATTTAGCAAATACTTGTTGTCTTGCTGCTTGTTTTTCTGCAGTCACAGTAGATTCTTTAGCAATTTTACCTGCTTGTTCTGCTTTTGTAGTTGCAGATCTTACTTGTTTTAAATAATTCTCTACCATATTCATAGAGTTAGTTTCTTTCAACATATCTCTATTTTGTCTAATAAATCCTTCAATACGTTTAGGATCACCACCTAATTTTTCTAATTCATTAGAGAAATATTTTCTAGCTTCATTTTCAGCAAATGGTTTATTGTTACCTACAGCCTCTAATAAAGATTGATAACTTTCTTTATTTTTAAATACACGAGAAGGTATATCTTCTGTAGCAGTCGTTGCATATCCTCTAACACCCGGTATTTGTTCTTCTGTTAATACTTTACCAATTTTTGTTTTAAATACTCTTAATGGCTCTGAATCAGCTTTATATTGAGTAATAAAAGTTTTAATCTTGGGAGAAAATTCTTCCATAATACCTTCAACTTGTTTAGCTAAACGACCCGCTTGTTGTTGAGATATAGCGTCAAATCCTTCTGCAGGCAATCCATAAGCACGATCATTTAAGAATCTACGTAATTGTTCTAATCCTTCAAATGATGTAGGTTGACCAATCACTGTACCTGTAGCTTCATCTACTTTAAGACCTTCAACAGCGTTCTTAACTTTCATTAACTGATTACGAACTTCTTGAACAGGCATATTAGAAAGTTTAGTATCTGGATTGCGTAATGCTAAATCTATTTCTTTTATCATTGAGTCAAATGCTTTTGTATCAGAAACTCTTTGACCAGCCTTTTCTTTTGATAAAGCCTCATTAAATGCTTCACTTTTAAGACGTTCAGCATTAGCACTACGTCTGTCTTTAAGTTGTTGATATACTCTATCAGTATATGTTTTAATTCTTTCACCAATAGATTGTGAGCTTTCAGGAATAGGTTTATAACGACCTGCTTCTTCAGTTGTTTTAGTGCCAGGTAATTCTCTTAATGCAGCCTCACCTTTTGTCTCTTGTTGACGCATTGTTTTTTCAGCAATGCCTACTCTTTGTTCTGCTTGATCTGCTAATTTTTTAGCTGCGTCTGCTTCAGCGCCTGTTCGTTTTGTAGCGTAATCACGTAACGCATCTGCAAGTTTTTTAGCGTCACCACCAAAAGCTCTTTGTAAAGTGTCTCTAACTGCGTTATAACCTTTTTGAGATACTTGAGCTACTAATGGTAATGTTCCTCCTGCAACACCTCCAAAAATAGCGCCTGATTTAGCTGCCTCACCTTTTTCTTTATAAATATCTTCTGGTTTTTTAGCGCCAGTTAAAACACCCCCAGCAGTAGCACCAGATAAAGCACCTAAACCTGCACGACCTAATAATGATTCAGCTTGTAATGCTTTGCTTCCTGGCACTAATGTAAGACCAGCTTCTGTAGCAAATTTACCCATAGTTCTAGGATCAATAATGCCTTTAGCAGCTTTA